GAGGCACCTGTGAAACCAGTGAAACCTGTTGCACCTGTTGATCCAGAGGCACCTGTGAAACCAGTGAAACCTGTTGATCCAGAGGCACCTGTGAAACCAGTGAAACCAGTTGCACCTGTTGATCCAGAGGCACCTGTGAAACCGGTGAAGCCTGTTGCACCTGTTGATCCAAAGGCACCTGTAAATCCTGTTGCACCTGTTGATCCAGATGCACCTGTAAATCCTGTTGCACCTGTTGATCCAGATGCACCTGTAAAGCCTGTAGCACCCGTAGATCCAGATGCACCTGTAAAGCCTGTAGCACCCGTAGATCCAGATGCACCTGTGAAACCTGTAGCACCAGTCGATCCAGTAGCGCCTGTGGCTCCAGTAGCACCTGTGTATCCAGTAGCGCCTGTGAAACCGGTAAAGCCTGTAGCGCCTGTAGATCCAGTATTACCTATAGCTCCAGTAGCGCCTGTGAAGCCTGTAACTCCAGTAGCTCCTGTGAAGCCTGTAACTCCAGTAGCGCCTGTGAAGCCTGTAACTCCAGTAGCGCCTGTGAAACCTGTAGCACCAGTCGATCCAGTAGTACCCGTGGCTCCAGTAGCACCTGTAAATCCAGTAAAGCCAGTCGATCCAGCTGTACCTGTAAAGCCAGTGGCACCAGTAAAACCTGTAAATCCGGTAGCACCTGTGAAACCTGTAGCACCAGTCGATCCAGTAGCGCCTGTAAAACCAGTGAAACCTGTTGCACCTGTCGATCCAGCTGTACCCGTAAAACCAGTAAAGCCTGTTGCACCGGTAAAACCCGTGAAGCCCGTAGTACCTGCAGCACCTGTATAGCCAGTTGAACCAGTAAAGCCTGTGAAGCCAGTTGCACCGGTGAAACCGGTACAACCTGTAGCGCCGGTGAAGCCAGTGAAGCCTGTGAAGCCCGTTGCTCCAGTAGCGCCTGTAAAACCGGTAAAGCCTGTTGCACCAGTGAATCCAGTAAAGCCTGTAAAACCCGTATAACCTGTTGTTCCTGAATTTTTAACAAGAGAATAGACTGGTCCTGTTAATCCATCCGCCGTGTTTTGTTGAGCAACCAGGTCAAAGTTTGCTGTAAGTGGTGTACCTGATGATGCAATTTGCCAGCCACCAACAGCACCAATCGACGAAATTTTTGGACCAACATTTATGAATGGTGTAGCAAAACCAAATTGTGTATAAATAACGCCGGCTAAATCAGAACCAATAAGACCTTGGTTCGTGGCACCGGTAGGTCCTAGTACATTAATAGTACCGCTACCAACATAAATTTCTTTCCAACGACTGTTTACACCTCCTAATGAATATGTTAAATCTGCCGAAGGGGTAATATGTCCAGTCATACTAATTGCGGGACCTGTAGGACCGCTTGAGCCTGTAAGTAGTGTCCGAGATATTGTTACATCTGCTATATGAACGGAACCGCTACTAACATAGAGTGACGCCCACGATGTCGACGGCGAACCCAATGACCACAAATTATCACCAGAAGGTAAAAGATTACCTGTGGCTTGTATAATTGTACTTGTTGTCAATGTAGACGGAATGATTTTCAAAGCATCTGAATAATAGACACTTGAAGACCCAGCTGGGTTATTGACTAATATGCTACCTGTGCCGACACCTTGTATGGATATTCCAGGTCCTGTCGGTCCAGTATTACCCGTATTTCCTGTATTTCCTGTATTTCCTGTTGATCCATATCCTGTCGGTCCAGTATTTCCTGTATTGCCAGTCGGTCCAGTATTTCCCGTTGCTCCATAACCAGTCGGTCCAGTATTTCCAGTTCCTCCAGTATTTGAAGAACTACCAGGAGGACCCATAGGACCTGTAAATCCAGTAGGACCGGTAAAACCAGTCGAACCAGTCGAACCCGTTGCGCCAGTGTTCGCGGCACTACCAGCAGAACCTTGAGGACCTGTTATACCAGTTGGACCCGCTGTACCTGTTGGACCCATTGTACCTGTTGGACCTCTTAATCCACCATATGGCAATAAATTCCACGACGTTACACCGTCACCAATCTTAAACAGCTCAGTATCAGATTCAAGACCGAATTCGCCCTGAGCCAACGTCGGATTCACACTTGCCCATGTAGCTGCCAAACCATTACGTAATTGTAATTGAATATTTGTACCGTTATAATTTCCAGATGGTCCGTAATTGCCTGTATATCCTACACCGCCGCAATTGAAGGCTGGACCTACTGAGTATACACTCGTTGGCTTTCCACCATTAAAAATATAATATGTATTGTAACCCGTTGGTCCAGTTGGACCTTGCCCCGTTGGACCCGTATTACCAGTTGAACCGCGCCCTGTCGGACCCGTACTACCTGTTGCGCCTGTGTTTGTTGCGCTACCTGGAATACCTATCGGTCCAGTCGGACCCGTACTACCTGTCTGACCCGTATTACCGGTCGCGCCCGTATTTGACGCACTACCACCCATACCTGTCGGTCCAGTACAACCCTTCTCGCCAACCGGACCCTGAGGACCCGTTAAACCTGCCGGACCTATTGAACCCGTTACACCCACAGGACCCGTAGATCCAGTATTACCAGTACTTCCAGTAAAACCTACAGAACCCATCGGTCCTGTGCTACCCGTTGTTCCAGTTGAGCCTGTACATCCTGTAAAACCGGTGCTGCCTGTTGGACCTATAGAACCAGTCGAACCAGTTGAACCAGTTGAACCGATTCCGCCTGTATATCCTGTGGGTCCGATAATACTTTGACCTGTGGGTCCAGTAGATCCCGTATTACCCGTATTGCCGGTATTGCCTATATCGCCCTTTGAACCAGTCGATCCCGTTGCTCCTGTTACATTTGGTCCTGTCGGACCTGTACTACCCGTAGCGCCAGTACTTGTAGCACTACCAGGAATACCAATCGGACCCGTTGCGCCTGTAGGTCCGATGCTTCCTGTTACACCCGTCGGACCCGTTGAACCCGTTATGCCCGTAAATCCGGTTGCGCCTGTATTTGTAGCGCTACCCGCTGGTCCAGTTTGACCGAGATAATATGGAAGATTCGGCCACGGTGTAACACCATCGCCCAATTTTACAGATAAGTTATCAATCTGTAGACCAAATTCACCCTGCGCCAATATAGTACTATTCGCATTCCACTCTGCTAAAGTACCACGTCGCAACTGAAATTGTACGAAGGGCATACTCTAACCCAATTCTATATATACCTTACGATATTTTAATCAACGTCACCGCAGTCAAAGCCGGTCTGAAACATCATTGCCGCAATCAGCGCAGCATTTCCGCCACTAAATGGCACTAATGGACCCGTAGGACCCGTTGGACCCATTAAACCATCCGCTCCATGAACCCCCATTGGACCCTGCGGACCAATGTCACCAATACTTACCAGTGTATTTACATTAACATTATATACATACGGCGTCACACCATCAAATACTCCATTAATCCCTATAATTTTTCCAATTGTCATAAATCCAGTTACTGAATTATATGCTAATACAACGCCTGTAAAATATGCTGCAAGTTGTGTATTGCTAACATAGACCGGAGTTCCATAAATATAGGCTAATCTAGTACCAACATTAAAAGAAACAGTCGGCGACGTGGGTACTAGTACAACCGGATTTGTTGTAGCACTGCTAAATCGCAGCGCATCCCTTCCGTGAGGACCTGTAGGACCTGTCAATGCGCCTATAGGAGCATAATTCGTCACTGATGGAGGAACAAAGGAAGGCGATAGACTCAATTGAAGAGTTTTTGTTTTTGGTACATAGGGTACAGCATTTTGATATTTAATTAAGAAATCATTGAGTACAAAGACATTTGTCCGACTCATCCCCTATAAAATCGTGGCGGTTTAAAAAAAAGGAATCGTGTAATCACTAAATGGCTTCGTTTGATACTCTGAACTCCCTTCTCGAAAAGGTTCAGACTGGACCGTATCTGTCAATACAATCATCAGGCGTCGAGACTGTATACAAAAAGGGAAAACTATGTCTCAATATGATTGTTAAAAATGAGAGCCGCATTATTCGCCGCCTTATTGATTCCGTTGTGGATATCATTGATACATATTGTATTTGCGACACCGGTAGTACCGATGATACAATTGCTATCATTCGCGACTATATGACCGAAAAGGGTAAGACCGGCGAGGTTTATCAAGAACCGTTTAAGAACTTTGGCTACAATCGTACTCACGCACTTGAGCGTGCGGCGCAGTGGGCAGAGTACGCTCTCTTACTCGATGCTGATATGAAACTCACAATCGCACCCGAATTTTCAATCAACGATCTAACTGCCGATGTCTATACTATCCTCCAGCGCAACGGCAGCCTCGATTATTTTAACACTCGCATAGTTCGTACCGGTATCGGCGTAAAGTGCGTTGGACCCACCCACGAATACTATGATATCCCGCCTGGAAAGGTTTCAGGACAGTTCAAGACCCTTGTAATTGAGGATATCGGCGATGGTGGCGCCAAGTCCGATAAATTCGAGCGCGATGTACGTCTACTTCGTCAGGGTCTCGAAGAAGAGCCAGGCAACGTCCGTTATATGTTTTATCTTGCGAATAGTCTACGTGACCTTGGTCGGCACACCGAAGCCGTTGAATGGTATAAGAAGCGCGTCGAAGCCGGTGGGTGGATTGAAGAAGTCTTCTATGCCGCCTTTGAACTCGGTAATGTATATCGCACCCTTGAAGATATTCCGAATGCGATTTACTGGTGGATGGAAGCGTACAATCGCCATCCCAAGCGTGCCGAATCACTCTACGAAATCGTCAAGCACTATCGAGTTGTAGGAAAGCAGAAGATTGGTCAGGTATTCTGCGATCTTGCCCGTGCTATTCCTTACCCCAAAGACGATGTCCTTTTTATCAAGTCCGATGTCTATAAATTTCTGCTCGACTATGAACATAGCATTCTGGCTTTTTACAGCGGCGCAAAGATTGACCATTACAAATATCTAGATCTTGTCGGTTCCGATTATAATAAGATTAACGTTCTATCAAACTACTCATTTTATGTCAAGAAACTGACAAAGATGGAGGGCGTTAAGACCTATGACTTCTGCGATGAAGTGGAGCGGGTAATTGATGGCTGGCAAGATTCTTATATTAGCAGTAGCCCCTGTATTATTCCTTGGAAGGATGGCTATCTCCTTAATGTCCGCTATGTCAATTACCGTATTCTTGGACACGGTGGCTATGATTTCAAGAATACAATGGGCAAAATTACAACGCTCAATAAGACATATATTCTTGGAAAGGATATGACACCCCGTTGTGAAAACTGGATTGACCAGGTCGAACGCCCATACCTACGCTATCAGGGCGTCGAGGACGTCAAGGTCTTCGAACATAAGGGTGAGCTACTCTTTTTGGGAAGTGTAGAAGACCCTGATAGCGGCGCAATTCGTGTCGGTCACGGTACGTACACGCTTGACAAGGACTGCCTCACCTCGCTACCGTTTCAAAGCCCATTAGGACGCGGGTGCGAGAAGAATTGGTGCTACTTCCACGACAGCAATGGCGAGCTGCGGGTAATGTACGACTGGTCGCCAATGATGGTTGGTAAGGTAGTTGATGGAAACCTGGAACTTCTAACAACAAATGCGTCGGTGCCGGCGTTTTTCCGCGACGTGCGCGGGTCATCGCACGGTGTACGCGTCCCTAGCGCCAATGGCGGCGGGACGGAAGTGTGGTTCCTCTGCCATATTGCCAACTACACAACTCCGCGCACGTACTACCATCTGCTGGTAGTACTAGATGGTGAAACTTTGGAGATTAAGCGCCACTCGATCCTGTTCAAGTTTGCCGACGAGTCCATTGAGTACGCTCTGGGTCTGATTGTAGAATCGGATCAGATACTCATTTCGTTCAGCCGCTACGACCGCACCTCGGCTGTGCTCACAATGCCGCGCGCGCTGATGATACGCGAGCTGTTTCCTGGCGAAGGTTCGGCATAAAGTGGCAATATTACTTTTAATTAAATGGGCGTTACATTTGTAACCGCGTTTTATCTACCGTCTGGTTCTACTTACAAGACGGTAGATAGATATTTTGACTTATTTGACCAGTTAGCGGGGACCGGTATTCCGCTGATTGTATATTTGGATGTACGTCTGGCGGACCGTGGAAAAGTGCTATGTGCGCGCCATTCCAATATTATACGCTGTGTATATGATGTATTTGATCAGTCGCTAGTGGTGCGCAATTTAGTGTTGCCCGCCGTACGCAATTTCGACAAAGATACCCGCGATTATATGTGTATTCAACTCACAAAATTGCGACTAATGGCGGAGGTGACTGCGGCGGGGACCATAGGAACGCTTGCGTGGATTGATTTCGGCATTTATCATATGTTCCGCGATATTGATGCGTGTTCGCGTGCTTTGAAATCGATTGCTGAGCGTGACGGGGTGAGCGACCGTATATTATCACCAGGTTATAAAAATACGGTCTTTTATCCGTTTGAACATATTTGCTGGAAACACTGTGGCAGTTTGCTTGTGGGGCGCGGCGAAGTGTTTCAACGTGCTTATGCGCGACAGACCGAACTCGTATTGGAATATATGCCACGACTCACGTGGGAAGTGAATTACTGGGCAATGATGGATGAGTATTTTCTTATATATATTGCCGATCATAATGATTTAATTTTAGAACATTTGCTTGAATATATGGTCTAAGGTTGTAAGGGGGCATAAAGGAAAAGGGTGATATTTACATAGCATTATGCTGGTTGTATGTTTTACACCGAGCCCGCCAGAGAATCTTGGCGGGTACGGTGATAGAATTCTCGGACTAATATCGGTTCGCCTATTAAGCAAGGCGCTCGGACGAAAATTTTATATACAATGGACCAAAGAAAATATTAAACCGTATATAAACTATGAAGTGTATGATTATGAACTTGTTACGCCTAAAAGTGAGTATCAATCTATCTATCATTTAATCGATAATCAACATCGGCTCCGAGATTATTTACAAACATCCACGTCGTTTTTTGAATCTGATACAACTCTATTCTACCTCAACGATGATATTGCCCAGTATTTGTATAAAAATCCTCTATATGCGCATCTGGATTATACAAAAGATATTCTTGCCGAATATAAATCTCTCTATACTGATATTCTTGTTCCTACAGACTCTCTGATGAGCAAAATCAATACCTATACTGCCGGTAAAGAAAATATTATCGGTATACAAGTTCGATGTGGCGACTTCTATATTGGAAACGCCAAAGAGCCATATCGGCTCGACAAAATTGTAAATAGCGCACAAGAACTTTTTACGACTATAAAAAACCGCTGTTCTACTAAGTATACCGAGTATTCTATTTTTCTAACAACCGATTATGATGGACTTTATGCTACTGCGGCGGGTGTATGGGATCCAGTACAAATAATTTATAACAATGACCCTGTTCAACATATTGATCGCTATGTCGATGGCGATATATCGAAACTATTTATTGACAGTTATATACTTTCTCAGCGCACTGTTGAACTCTATATATCTGATTATTCAAATTTCGGACGCGTTGCTGCCCTTAGCTGTGTCCATTCCAACATTTATAATTTAAAATGTGCTCCAATCAACCGGCTAAATTTAACAAGCAAACGCGAACGGCTTGTCTTTTCTCCGCCGCATGCTGGTACTATATCTGGTGTAACATTTGTGACCGCCTTGTACTTGCCATCGAATCCTATATTCAAATCCGTGGATAAATATTTTGAGCATTTCAAACAGGTCGCAGCAACCGGCGTGCCTTTAATTGTTTACTTAGATTGGCGGCTTACCGATCGTGGCGCAGAACTATGTCGCGAATTTCCGAATATAATACACTGCGAATACAGAAGCCTTGATACATCCTGGGTTCAAATTGACGTTCAATTGCCCTATAATCGACGTAACGAAAAGGATACCATAGATTATTTTTGTATTCAACTATCCAAATTGGGACTACTACGTGATGCAGGAGCGTACTCTCAAACAACTCATGTTGCCTGGATAGATTTCGGCATTTCTCATATTTTTAAACATCCTGAGCAGACTACAGAGTGTTTAAAGCGCATTGCAAACGCACGATTTCCTACAAATACGATTCTAGCCCCTGGTTGCTGGCCGCTTGAAAAATACGATGTGTGGAATTCTATTTGTTGGCGTTTTTGCGGCGGATTTCTGCTAGGGACGGTTGAGCTGTTTGCCGCCGCTGCCGAACGCCAAATGTATATTGTTAACGCAAATTTACCTGGACTGACGTGGGAGGTGAACTACTGGGCAATGATGGAGGATTGTTTTACGAATTATCATTCAGAGGGTCACGATGATAGTATGATTACCAATGTATGTCAATTTATCCTTGACGAGCAAAAAAATTGAACCCTTCGTCTGGGGTTCATTAAAAATGAGCAACCTGACTCTTCTATTCTACATACTTTCCTAGCTAAATGCCCAAGCTTACCCACTATCAGGACATTGCTATTGAGCACGCATCCCGTGTGGCTGCCTCCGTCCGTTCGAGTCTCCATATTGCATTTATCTACGGAAAGGGTGGTGTCCTTCTTGCAATGGCGACCAATAAGATCGGTAGTCGCTCACAAGGTGCTGGTTACAGTAAGTACACCATTCACGCAGAGCGGGCGGCATTAAAGGCGGTCGGCGATAACTCGCTGTTGCGTGGAGCGGTTCTTGTTGTTGTCCGCTTGAATAAGCTCGGCGAGTTGGCGTGCTCCAAGCCGTGCCACGGTTGTATGTGCCACCTTCAAAAGGCAATGGACACTCACGGTCTTAGGCGTGTGTATTATTCCTAAACTTTGTAAAAAACGAACAAAAATGAAAACGGTTTGGTTTGCCAAATCTTTTTCATTCCCCTGGCTAGATGTTTGCCCTACTTGTGTCTTGCCTTGCAGTAGTTGCTACCGGTCGCTTTCGCTACATACGTACCCAGAATGTAAATGCGTCCAAGGCACTAACTATTGTTCCGCCCATTGTTGGTGGCGCCGTAGCGTGCTCTGATAACGGCGCACTTGCCAAGAATTTTGTCGTCACTATTGACAACGATACACCTGCGCAGGGGGAAAAGGTCACCACAACCTTTGACTTTGACCTTGATGCGCCGATTACGGGCGGCACCGCCTACTACTCCGCAACGTTGAACGGTCTCGGTCCATTTGCGTCCCAGGCGCCTCTGTGCGACGAGACAGCGAAGACCAACGACCCCTGCCCCCTTGCCGTCGGTCATCACCACGAAGTCTCGACTGCCGAAAATACTGTAAGTGGCAAGGTAGTGACAACAATTACGTGGGAAGACCCTGCCGGTACACTAATCCTATGTGCCCAGATCAGCACCAAGAGCTCTTGATTTAAAACCGACGCGGCGAATTATATTTATAAATATGTTTCTTCGTCTCCTTGCCATTGCTGCCGCCTTTTTCGTTGCCGATGCAGGTAAGTGCGTTTCCTCGGTAAATGCATCACCCAACAACTGTGTCAGCTTCCAGGTATCTGCCGGTACTGGCTGCGCGTGGATGTGTAACTACTGCGCCAACACACTTGGCACCACCAACTACTACTTCACCGATGGCGTTTGCCAGTACCAGACCGGTGGCTGCGTTGGTTCCCCGCAGGTTGGCGTCCTTTACACCTGCTGCGCCAATTAAATGGGGACCCATGGTATAAATGGCGACTGTTTTTACTCCTTCTTATCCTGGACAGCCTCCATCAAGCGGTGCTGCTGGCATTCTTTCAAATATTAAACTAACCTCCAATGCCGCAAACGGTCTGGTTAAGCTTGGCGGTCCCCAGCGCAAGAATTCGCGTAAGAGCCGCAAAAACAATCGCAAGACGACGCGTAAGAATAATCGTCGCCGCTCAACCCGTCGTCGCCGGTAGATAAACTCCCACTAAAGTAAGGATGAACAATGATGAAGTTAGCATTACTTATGAAAGTAATGATAACTCTAATATAAATCTTAAATCCATTCCTCTTATTCGGCGTGATACTAGACCACTAAAGGAACGCTCTCACATAGAGCTTGAACCCGGCTCACGTATATACGGACGCATAGATATTCCCGATGAAATGAATATGGTTAGGAAACAGTTTTCAGATGGACCCTCCGTTCGTACTCGTGAAGAGCTTTTTGATAGTTCAAAAATGGAAAAATGGAGAAAGTCGCACGAAGAATATATCCACCGTGATAAGCGTACATTATCAACAGTTCTAGGATATACATATATCGGCGATCGCCTTGTCAACGCATACCTACGAGGCGTTTCGCCAGACTATAAATATTATATGTTACAACTTACATTAAGTGAAGGAGACCTCCCGTTTGCCTATCAACTCTACGATCATTACGATTTTTTGAAGAAACACGGGCTTCCCATGCCCGAAAAAGATACATTAATGAAAGATGGTGAATTGGATATGAAAGCATTAAAAACCTTCTTTGATAAATATTACAAAAAGTTTGAAAATGCGTTTGTTATGAATCGTATCATAAAATCGTATGCCGATGATTTACACACAATTATCAAAAAAGCACCACGGTTTGGCGATACACTTAGCACTTATCGTGGTGTCAAAAATGAAGATTTTTTAGAAGCAGGTGCTTTAAGCTATATTAACCGTAGTTTCTCCTCCTCAAGTTTGAGCAATACAGAAGCAGCAAAATTTACAAATCCGTATGGCAAATATAAATGCTGTATGTATAATATTAAAATAGATAAATCGGTTCCTGTATTGTGTATTGATTCCGTATCAAAGTTTCCAAAAGAACTTGAAGTGCTTATTTCCGATAATGTTATATTTAATTACTTCATTGATGTAAACTATAGAGAAGTTCCAGGGCAGGGTTATATTCTACAACGTCATATTGAGATTATACCTGTGCCAAAAAATTATAAACCTGTATATTTGAAAATTACCCCTAAACACAAAAAGAAGTTGAAACGTAGCGATTATATCAAAGTAAATGATTCACCGTATAGACGGACGATTAAGAAGAAGAAAGATAAGAAAGGAAAGAAAGAACGACCGCCTACGCCCGATGAATGGAACTAAAGTTTGAGGTAGAGACTCTCAGGCTGAGCAATATCCCTCAGAATTGTTGTCTGTGCGTCCTTCATAATATTGAGCATATCCACATCAGCGCGTAAGGTCGCAATCGTCACCCACTCCTGTACAATACTATTCAATTTGAGTAGACCCTTCATCAAATTGCCCTCATAGATTTCATACTTTGAGGACAAGTGTGCCGCATCAACACCTTCGCACCACTCGGTGCCAATCTGGACCCACAGCGTAGTCAGACTCCAGTAACCATCAGGTGACTCTACACCCGCCTTTTTATCAATGGCGTTGCCTTCCACGCCCCATCCATCAATCGCCATCAGTGTATCTTTTACTAGCTGAGTAATGTTATTAGGGAGCGACCGTGGATGAACCGTTTTCATCTCTGCCTCCCTATCCATAATAAATGCTCCTAATGTTCCAACAATCTCGGTGAGTGTAGCGGTTGCTAGTTTTCCGCTTAGATACAGTTTTGCCATCAGGATTGGGTTTGCCTCATTGACCTCCGTTGCCGCCGTGCCAAATTCGGTCAACTTGGGATGCTGGATTTCTGACAATGGATAAATGGCTCCGTGGGTTTGAAGGGCTTTGAGGAGCGGGTCAATTCGCGTTGCCTGAACGCTTGTGTCCATCTTCGCCTTGGTGTTAGCGAGTTGGTCAATGGTTGCCTGATGCTTCTGGTAGATAATGTGTAGTTTGATGTAGGATGCCCACTTTGGACCCATATGGCGGTCCTTCCATTGTTCTAGTGCCTGTTGTGCCTTACGCTTCGCCGCATTTGTAGCGGTTTTGGCTGTGTGTTCGAGGGTTGCGTAGGTATTGAGTTCGGCTAGAATATCTGGGGTAAGTAAGAGTTCAGTTTGCTTCGTTTGGAGAATACAGATCTCGTCTTCGATGGCTTGTTTTGTCGTCTGCTGCTGTTGCGTCCAATATGACTGGTCAATCAGGGTCGTCCAAATAGGGGCGAATGTGTCTTGGGAGGCGTGAATCGCCTTGAGCAGAAAGTCGTAGTGAAACTGGAGCCGGCTTTCTAGCGGGACCAGCTTGCCCGAAAAGACGCCGCGAAGTTCGTCCAACGGCATCGGATCACGGGCAGGGAGATAGATGACCGTGCCCTGCGTATCCTTACCTCGGCGACCCGCGCGTCCCGCCATCTGGATATACTCATCGGATCGTAGGGGACGAAAGCCCTGACCCGTATTGCCTGGCTTTTTTAAGTCTAGAAATACAACTGTACGCGCCGGCATATTGAGACCCACGGCAAATGTCTCGGTACAGAATAATGTTTTAATGAATCCACGGGCGAAAAGAATCTCTACGATTTCTTTGAGAAGGGGGAGTAGACCGCTATGATGAAACGCAATTCCTCGCTGAAGAAGGGGGAGGAGTTGGTTATACTGTGGAAGGTGCTCCAGCGTTTTGATGTATGGGTGGAGGTGGAAGCTAATAATATGCTTGACTGCTGATTGCTCTGATGTATCCAATAGGGTATCCTTGAGTTGGTCGGCGTACCGTTCCGTTTCCTTACGACTAAATACAAAGAATAGCGCCGGTAGCAAGTTACGAAATTTTAGATTTTCTAGCGCATCATTGAGTGTGTGAGTAAACGACTTAATTTTGACCTTATCAACGGACCCCGCAATCGACTCCCCAATCTTATGCGCCGCCTTGACGTGCTCTACCCACTTATCCTTTGCCTTGAGCTGCTCTTCACGCTGTTTGAGCCACGCTGTATAGACATTGGGTTGAAACAGTGCCTCATCGCCCGTCTTCAACGGCTGAAGTGGGGGCTGTGCTAAGGGAGTGCAATTGTCATAGACACCGTGAATAAGGGGAACAATGCGATGACTGGTCTTCAGAAGGACGATCGGATGTTGCTTCGCATTTCCTAGCCATGTCGCAAAGATTTCAGGGCTGTCAATCGTTGCCGACAAAAGAATAAGGCGGACGTGTGGTGGAAGAAGGATGAGCGTCTCCTCCCATACGTGACCGCGCTCAGGATCATTAATATAATGAACCTCGTCAAAGATAACGGCGCCCAGGTTGTCCAAGGAGATAACACCCGCCGTGCCTAACTTCGCCGTTGCCGTATTTGCCTTAAACAGCAGATTACGCAGAATTTCGGTCGTCATTACAATGATATCAGCTTCAGGATTGAACTTGATATCACCTGTTAGGATTCCCACGCTTGCCTCTGGGAATAGTTTCTTAAGGTCGTGGAACTTCTGATTGCTCAACGACTTAATCGGCGTTGTATAGAAGATTCGCTTTTGGTGTTTTAGGCTGTAGGCGATTTGGTACTCTCCTACCAAAGTCTTACCGCTACCCGTCTTTGCCGTGACTAAAACATTATGATTTTGGTGGATAGCTACGACTGCTTGCTGCTGCCATACATCCAAAGGAAATGTGTAGTTAATAGCAGGATCTGCGGGCGGATAGTCCACCGGCGGGGTTTGTGTGGAAGGTACCATTAGAAATGAAGCCATTGTTATTAGGTGCCTCGAATGGCGTTAATGTTTTCAATTTTTGAACGGTTTAATTAATACGTAGGGTACTTGAGACATATAAAATCATTTGGCTTCAGATTTTCACCCCTATTGAAATTCCTATCACTCCAATTAAAAATATATTTATCACCTATTTTTTGCGGCATACGTTCCCATACGTCAAGCTTAATATTGAAAAATAAGTTCATAATCGTCATTTCATTACAACCACATAGCGGATACTTATTCATAGCAATGACCATATTTGCTACAGACACCTTATCTAGAAGAGCGGTATCGTATATAAAAATTCCGTTCAAGAAATCCTTTTTACTAGTAAATAATTCTTTAGAATAATCTGCATAAAGAGTTAAGGCAGCTTCGGGATTTTCATTATCGCGAATTTGTGTAGCTAGTCTATTCTCTTCACTATACGGATCGCCACCACTCGGCGCTATAAACTTGCCCTTCCACGGCAATGTAAACAGAATATGTATACTATTGTAAATGCGCATACCCGCGTCCATAAATAGAACTCGGTCCCACTTACGAAAATACTCGGAAAAGAGATAAAACTTATCCCACTGTGTGAGTTTTCCTAGATGACGATTATCATCGGAGTATAGTGGATACTTCTCATACGCTTTTAAAAGCATAGATGTATCTAGATGCTGAACCCGATACTGCCTAACACTATATTGTTCTAAAAACTCCTCGGGTGCGTCGCAATCCACAGTAATAAGTACCGTATCGCCATACCAAGCGCCCGCTGTACGAAGTTCTTGAATGGTAAGTTTTGCGTTTTCTAAATAATTCTTATCGCAGAGTGTTACAAACACGGTCCGAGAAGGCATTTGTCATCCTGGCGTTATTTATTTGCCACGTGCACCGCGCAATGTTTCTGGCTTTGCCGGAATATTTATTGCCAGTACACGCTTTACAAAATAGAGCACCTTATCAATCAAGTTACGCTGGAATAAGATAAGGACAAGTGCCATTACTTCACCGCCATCCAACTCTTTCAGCCGTGCGTGATGGAAACCAGCTACCCCATCCAACGGGAATGGAATTAGTTTGACCACATTGCGTAGAATATATGCAATAATACCTAGGGCGAATAATTGAGTGACAATTTGTAAGAATAATTTCCATAGTGGTACATCGTCGAAATTCTCTTCCTTAAAGTCGCCCATTAGCGCATCAAACCCTTTTGCTGCTGCCAATCCCAATACAAAAAAATAGATTGTCACAAGACCAATATCTAAAAGTTTTACTGCTACAAATGCGGGGGTGTACGCTGCATTTTTTAGCATCACTTATCTCTTATTCTATAGTAAGATTAAAAAGGACCTAAGACGGTCGGAGCCGTAAAGACCGCCAGCGCATCTAGAAGCCGTGTTTTGTTAAGGATCATTGCCACGTGCCCCTCACCACACTTGAGAAAAAGGCGCTGTGTCTGTTCAGGTGTATAAAAATTATAAATACGGCAAATAATTTCCATCAAGTATATAATATCTTCGAAACAGTAACCGGCTGACCATAGATTCAATAGAATCTTTAAAGTATTCTTGCGATTTCCGCTGAGTGCGGCGTATCCTAGTTGTTGAAGTTGCCCTACCGGCGGCGCATTCACAATCGCCTGTACGTCTTGCCCCGTGACTTGAGTGAGACCTGAGCTTTCTAACACTTGATTAAAGAGTTTGTAGAGTCGTGCGTTGCCCAGCGCCATACTAATCATCCACGACTCTGCCTCTTCGCTCACCTTGATTTTGCTCTGGCTGCGAAAGAATTGTTTATTCATCATTAAGCTCACCGGCATAAACTGAAGCATCACGCAACGGCTTTGAAGGGGTTCAATAAACGGCTCGCAGCCGGCAGCAACAAACAGAAACCGCGCATACGGCTCGTAGTTTTCTAAAATACGGCGCAGGGCTTGCTGGCTTACGACTGGCACACTGTCCGCGTCGTCCATCCAAACCCACGCCTTCACCTTCGGATACCGGCGGGTACGCTTTACAAACTCCGTAAGCTGCCCACGAATGGTGCCAATGCCACGATCGTCCACCGAATTAAGAAGCAAGATATAGTTTTTATGCTCCTCTTCTGGCACGGAGTTTTTGCTAAGGTAGGCGTGAATAAACGCACGCGAAATCGATGTCTTGCCGCAACCTGGCGGTCCCAAAAACATCAGGTGCGGCGGATTATCAATATGATTTTTCAAGAAATTAACAATATGGTCTTGACAAATAATAGAATCCATTCCTGTTGCCTGATACTATGAGGGGTCGTTTTAGACCCCAAAGTCCATAAATTCCTTTGAATTGTCACTAAAACTCGGTCGCTGTTTGCCAATACGGGTGGTAAAATAGAATACATCGCCCGTTTTTTGTAGAACTTTCCACGCTTGGTCTAGAGCATAATTCCAATGCTCGCCGGTGCTAATGAGTTTTTCGGTTGCCGCCTCAATACAATCCGCCAACGGTTTGAAGCATTTCTTATTTATTAGATATCCAGAGGTTGTCTGCGCGTCCCGTGCCCGCCCAATAAGATCATTATACGGTTCGCTGCTTTTTAAATTATATGATAAAAGCAAGATATCCCATTCTATGTTAAGTGCGAAGAACTCCTCTATTTGTTTATAAAATGTCGATTTGTCCACTAAAAATTGGAAATCGTCTTCGAAGACTAAAAGATTTTCTAGACCGTCAGCCATTGCTTGTCTGAGAACTTGTATATGTGACATATTACAACCAATAATACCAGGATCTTTAGCAATGGCGTTGAATCGCTCGCCTTTGAGCTCCATAGTGGCAAGTTCTTGCTCTATTTCTTGCCGGCGGTCCTGGCGACGCTCCAGATTAATATAGACAATTTTTGAAATCCTATTCATTTTGCTTTTATGAATCTTTGTACATTTAAACCGGTGCCTGCGTTTCTAACAATAACTATGTCGAGTGATTTATACCAGCGACTCGGCTTGGCGCGTGGAGCATCCGCCGATGAAATCAAGAAGGCGTATCGTACTCTGGCGCGTGAGCACCATCCAGATAAGGGGGGTGACCCTGAAATGTTCAAAGGTATTCAGGAGGCGCACGAGGTGCTCTCGGACGATCG